CGGGTTTCTAACCATGTGGGTATGGGGAGCCAGTTGTCTCTCGACTAACTGGTGGGTAATAAGATCGACCGCACTTTCAGGAGTATAGTGCGGGATCTTCCAGCCCTTCTTAATGGCTGTAGCTATATGAATATAGTCCAACCGAGAAGGGAGGCCCCTTAGCCCCAAACCTGCCAATTCCGAAGGCAGATTCCACGGAATGTTATCCAACATTCGCGCCAGGTATTCATGAGGCTTCAACCCCTTCCTTAACCTAACCAGGCGTTGCTTTAAAAGCTTCGCCAAGGCATCGGCAATAGAAGGGGGAAGGCCCTCGGTGAGTTTCTTTACCACGGAACCCACAGGACTGCTTTCGCAGAGGAAGAGACCTGTGCTCTTTGTAGTAGAGTCGGAACTCTGCTCGGAACGTTTCATTCCTTTCACCAATCCCCAATTCACGTAAAATAATCGCGTAAAAGTACGGGAAGACTGGCTATACAAAAAGCCGGTCGAATTTATGTTCGCATACTCTCTTGACTGGAAAACTTTTCCAGGAGAGTAATAAAAACCGAACATTTCGGCCATTCTCTTCTTCACCCAATAACCTCGTCGGGACAGACAATGCAAGTTGTCGTCCCCGTTGATCAGAAGTTTCACTTCTGTCATCGAAATTACTCTATTTTGATCTACCTCCATCGTCCAACGGCACAGTGCAGCGTTGATCAGACAAAGAATAGGAAAAGAGAGTTTCGATCCCATCAACTGACCCCGGGTCTGTTTAAAATATTCTCCCTTAATAGGGTTGAAAATCAGATTACCGGTGAGGGTGTCATGGAAGTACTGTCTAATTTTTTGACAGTAGTCCATGACGGTGTATTTTCCACCAGGAAGAGCAGAGTTAGGACCATGTCTGGCCCCCAATCTCCTTTCCAGTATGTCACACACAGTATCCACACAGGCTTTACTTACTTCGACAAAAATGCCGTCAGTACTAGCCTTGTAGTCACCAGAGTGAAAGTCTCTCCCTTGCAGGAGATCCTCGTGAGGATCCAAAAGCAAAAGATGCTCCTCGGTCAGCGCTTCTCCGATTAATCGGAAACAACGGTGACGGCGCAAAGCGCCGTGCAGACTCTTCTGCATCGGGGAGAGCAAAAACGCTCTCAAGCCACTACCTTTAGTAATAGTTCGCACCTTTCCAGCCTCGGCTAAAGCAACAGGCTTGACACGTCGGTGCCAATTGTCACTTCCCCACACACACTCCACGGAACGGTCATACAACTTCATGTAGACCTCCGCCCTCTCCTTTCTAAATCCCTCCGAATCAATTCCCCCTTCAACCATAACACCACTTTGATAAGCGATGGTACAGTTATTAGGACAATTAACTAAAGGGACCTGGTGGCACACACACAGGGGTGAGCCCTTGGTCACATGGTCCAAATCAAGCAGGATCGGGTCAGGAATATACCCAACATCCAAAAGATATTCTTTAATTGCTTGATAGGTACCACCATCACACACCTTTCTTTCCAGGCATGCGGATACCGGCGGAATGACGAGCTCTAACAGCTCATCCAATTCCGGGTCCCACGCGGCGAGAGACTCCTCTGTAGTCCGTCTGACCTCGTTGACAACCTCCGCTGG